CCATCTGTTGCGTCCGCAGGGTCCGTGGCGACCGGAGCCGGGGGAATGCCGCCTGTCACAAGCAACCCGGCCTCGGCACGAAGCTGGGAAATCTTCACGATTCGGGAATGCTTCTCCATGTAGGTCTGCCCAGTGAAGGCCAAGCATTCTTCATCCAGATCCGTCACACCGAGCCGCAGACGAACTTCCGCAGCGTCAATTTCCTTCTTCGGATCGAGAGATCCGGGACCATCACCGACCCATTGAGCAGAACGGTATGACCGGCGAACACTGGCATCATCGAAATATCCGGGGGCCTCGATCTGCCCATTCGCGATCATGAAATCAAGCCAGCGTTCGTAGATGGGTTGGCAAAAAGTCACCCCCAACCATTCCCGTTCCTGATCGAAGAACTTCCAAGCATCCAGCAATGCGGCCCGAGCCGCTGAGTAACTGGAAGTGAAATGCTTGATCAGAACCTCAAACGGGATGGATAGCCCCACACCGATCTGACGAAGGATCGCCTGGACGAACGGATCAAACTTCTCATTCGGCCTTCCGGGATTCGCAGTCGAAACGGTGGTGTCTCCGGGGAGTTCCACGACTGCCCCAGCACCGAGTTTGATCTCATCCTCCGTGTCCGCGCCACCACCCCCTCCGGTGCCTTCGGTGTCCCAGTCGAGAGGCGGCAGCGTTGCGCCGGTCTTCGATGTTACAAAGACGGTGAAGAAGGCCGAAATGACTGCGGCCTGAAGTTCCGCATCGGAGTATTCCCCTAGCGTCTTGAAGAAGTCCAGGACCGGCGCGAAGTAGGACATCCCCCGCCTCTGTCCGGGCCGCTTGACCCGCATCAGATGGAAGAACTGCCTTCGCCCCTTGCGGTCGAATGCGGCATACCCTTCAAACTTCCGGTTCGGGTTGTCCATCAGGGCATCGTCTGTAACCCAATAACGGGTGGGGGCACCCCAGGTGTCCGTTTCCACCCCACCGATCACCCCGGCAGTCGGAGCAATGCCCAATGCTCCGAACTGGGACCTGGGAGGGGTCGCCACTCGATCAGCCTCGATCAACTGGACGCACAACCCCAAGGCATTCTCGGGCCGCTTGGGGCGTACCGGCAAGACAAAGAAAGCATCCCCGGACTCCCTCGCAGTTCGGAGGGCGAGGGGCTGTTGCTGGTAGAACGTGAGGGTCCGAGCGACATCGCAATCGGGGGACTCTGCCCATGCCGCAAATTTCGATTCGGTGCTGCGCTGCCATTCCAATGCAGCTTCTTCGGTGATCTTCAGGGTTTCCCAATCCACCCGAGACTGGAGTGTCAGGCCGGTCCCAACTGCGTTGTTGACCAGGGTGTCAAGGGCACCGGAGGCGAGAGGATTGTTCCGGACGAGATCCCGCGCCCGAGCCATCGTGATTTCCCGAGGACTCATTCCCTGCATTCCAGGGGTGACTCCATCGTTCTGTGTGGCTGCGGAAAAAAGTTTCGGCAGCCAGGACTTGAGGGAGCGTTTCGTCTTCGACCCCGAAGTCCAGTCCATGCTCTGCTGGCCTGCCCCCAATGCGCTGATCTTGTCCAATGCGGCCCGAGCCTGGAGCCTCCGCAGACCCGCAGTAGGACTCACTCCGGCAACGATGCGGTCCATGAGATTCATAGCGTCACCTTCCGCACACGAATCTGTCCGCCCTGTCGGACTTCCAGCAGTTTCCGTTCCAGCCAGTCGATGGTGTTCCGGACTTCGGGGAGATCCGCACGTTTCAACTGCCTGCCATTTCGAATCCCGCCGATGGTGTATTCCTGGCCGGTCTGCAATTTCTGGAGTGCTTCATACCATCCTGCAAGCTGGGTCTGGATTTCCGCTTCGGTCATCGCTCAATCCCCCTGCTCAACATTCTTGGTTTCGTGGCCTGTCCCGGAATGCCTGTCCCGCGATTGATGGCATCCATGACAGCTTGAGGGTCTTGAATGTCCACCAATGCCCCCGCACCAAAGTTGTAGACCGCCAAGTCAAGGACTTCGTTTCGTTCGCGGGATTTCGCCCATTTACGATATTTCACCCCTTGCCTGATCTTTATGATGGCCTGCTCCCCTGTCAACTGCCTATAAAATTCTTCCGTTAATGATTGAGGGAAGTGAATGTATCCGGGGCCAGGGGTGGGAGTCTTGGTCAGGGAGTTGAAGATCATGTCTTTTGCCGTGTCCGATCCGATAACGAACACCTTCGCGTTGGTATTGCCGGTTTCTACCGGCTTCCGGCCCACCAATGGTGACGATGGGGTGCTGGACCCCCGGCAGGCGAAGATCCGATGCCCCTGCCGCGCCTTGGTGTAGCGCAGGACGAATTGCTGAGTGTTACCGTCCCCGGAGTCAACCAGGGAGAGGGAGATCGGCATATTCCGGCCCGATTCGTGAGGGTAGGGCCGCTGGAGCCACTTGTCCAACTGCGCCCAGGTCGTGTCGTGGGTAGGACTGCCCCAAAGCACGATGGGGGCCAGAAGGTGTTCCCCGCCCTCCGGGTTAGGCAATCCTATAACCCACTTCTGATGCTCCATGCCGTGGCCCATGATCTGGAGTTCCAATCGATCCTGCTGGACATCGACCGCTGCCGTGAGGAATAGGACACCCTTCGGGACGATGGCGGGATATTTTTCCTCCCGCGCCCGGAGGATATTGAAGTCCACCGATTCGGAACTGGTGGCATCGAAGGTTTCCGCCAGGGCGGTATTGATGAAGGTCCGGAGAGTATCCTGTCCACCGTGTTTCGCCGTGATGAATTCCAGGGCAAGTTCCGCGAGGGATACCCACGGAGAATAGATAGCGTTCAGATGATACGACCGGATTTTCCCCTTCGACTTCTCCGGTGCGTCTGCGATCCACGTTCCCACCTTCACGGCACGTTTGATGTCCCGGTCGTCCATCAGGACATCGCAGGCTTCGCAGCGATACTTGGCGAACTCGGGCTGATCCTTCGGCCACTCAACCCCGGACCACTTCAACGTCTGCATCGCCCCGCAATGGACGCAAGGCACCCAATACCGGCGCATATCCCCGAGTTCAAACAGGGCCTCGATGCGCGAGATCCCTTTGACAGTCGGTGTCGAAACTACGACTGTCTTCCGATTCCAGAAGGTGGTCTGCCGCTTCTGAGCCAGGGAGAAGGGGTCGCCTTCCGACTGCCCACTCTTGCCCACGGACAGGGGCCAGCGGTCGATTTCGTCTGCGAAGATGTCCCGGATAGGGCGACTCGCCAACTGCGAAGGGGAGTTCGCGCCAATGACCGTGAGTTGCCCACCAGGGAACCGTTTGTGGTAGATGGAGTCATTGTCTGAACCTACAACGTCCCCATCCCTTCTTCGCTTCCTCTTTGCCTTCCGACCCATGCGATCCCGCAGGACCAGGGTGTCCCGGCAGGTCGGTTCGAAGCGATCTTTCATGAACGCTTTCGCCATGTCCTTCGTGGGCTGGATGACCATCATCGGGCCGGGGCGCATATGCACCGAGTAGCCCATGCAGTTCATGATCGCTTCCGTCTTCGCGGACTGTGCGGAGAACTGCATCACGATCATGTTCACGGAAGGATCGTTGTAGGCATCCATGATCTCGCGGAGATACGGAACCTTGTCCGTCCTCCACTTTCCGGGTTCCGCCGATGCTTCAGCCGGAATTTCTCGGAACCTGTCGGACCACTCTGAAACCGTGTAGTTCGGGGGTGGCTCCCAGGCTTTGCGGAGCGTGACCCTAAGCCTCGGGTCTATCGTCTTCGCTTTCGCCATCTTCCACTCCCTCCCCTTCGTCTTCTTCGTCCAATTCCTGATCCTTGCTCAGTTCCTCAAGGGCCTCGTTGATCATGCGGGTGGCGGGGTCGCGAATCTCCGCAGCCATCGTCCCCTCTGCCAGCAGGGGCAGAAGTTCGGCAACCATCTTGTCGGGGAGTGCCGTGAACTTCGCCTTCGCAGCGTAGACATGGTTCTCCCACTGTCGGCCCACTTCCCCGGCATCGATCAGCTTGCCTTCCATGACATCAGCCTGCATTCGCGCCTGCCGCGCCTTCTGCTTGCGGAACTCCGCATCGGCATCCACGATGTCGTCCCCGGACGTTTCGCCTGCGGCCCCATGCCGCTTCTTCAGCCAGTCGATGTATTGGGTGATGCACTTTTCCGCATCCCAGGAAGTATCCTCGTTCCGGACGAATACCCCGCGCAGTTCCATGTTCCGCTTCGTGGTGATCGAGACTCCAGTCAGCTTCATCAACTGGGAATCCGTCAACCCCTCGTATTTCACCGGGGCATTGGCCGCAACGGTGCTTCTATTCTGGCTCCCTTTGGGTCGTGGCATCAGGGTTTCCCGATC